ATCATGTAGATATTTATTAATGGGAGAGCTTTGCTTTGAGGGTATCGCGGAGCCTATCTATGATTGCAGATTTATCAGTGGTGTATTTTGTGTCAATAGGACTGACGGTAACCACAGGCTGTTCAGGCTCTTGCTGTTCAGGCTCAGGCTCAGGCTCATTCATTGCAGGGTGGTCTGCAGGCAGTGTAATGCCTGCAAGTTTTAATATATCATGTAAGTCTTTCATACTTTCAGCATTAGCACTAATAGTAACACTACCTTTATCTGTGCGTTTAGTTTTAGTATAACTAGCAGATTCGGTTTCTTGTGGCTGACTATCCGGATACATTATGCTCTTCCTGACGTGTGCTGATCAATTATGGTCACTTCTTTGGTTTCTGCGCCTCTGCCCATGTTAGCAACGCCAGTAATATTATCCCACATACTGCTGAGATTGTGTCCCATAAGTTCGTCTTTGCTTGGATAGTTACGGAAATAATCAGCGCCTTTGTCTGCTTTAATTTGTTGCAATGTATCTAAAAACTTTTTGTTGTAATCTTCGCCGAAAGTTGCAAAATCTAAATCTTCATTTTGCATTTCGTAATGCGCTTGATCTTCGTTATTAAGAACTGCATCTTCTTCTGTTACATTGCGATCTTTGTCTGCTGCTACACGTTCTGCATTAATGTCTGCTTCGAGTCTACGAGGTTCTTTAACTCCATATACTAATACTCTTTCATGTGGTAATCCCATGTTTACAGCAAGCCATACTTCGAGAATTCTTTCATTGACTGGATATTTAACAACAATGTCGGTTGCACAAACTTCGCTAGTTACACATGTGCCTTTAGCTTTTACAAACTCCATTGGATTTTCTTCTATTGGTGTGCGCTTCCAAGGTGCGGCACTAACCAGGTTATATTTCTGTAAACAAGACTCTAGTGCATCCATCTGTTCTGCACCGCAGTCAGCGGCAATCTTTACGCGATAGCCGTATTCTTTACTAAATGATTCTGTTAAATGGTCTTTAAGTTCCATAGCAAACTCCGATCGTTATAACTATTTATCATTTATCCTTCTTTTATGATTCTTAATAATTCGTTACGGTCGTAAATTTTAGTCGGCGATAATGTAGATGGATCATCTGATTCGTTATGATTTTTAGTTTTGTCAAGTCTTGCTTTCTTGATCATTAAATCAATTTGTTGTAACTTAGCTCTTGTTTTAGAATCCTTAGCTTCTAATGCAATTTTAAGCATGTTACTGGCTTCAGCAAATACTTTCCCAGCCGCCATGTCGCTAACGTTCATACCTAACTGCATCAACTGTTCATAACTATCAATGGCTTTTAATGCTACATCATCCATTTCAGTTTCATGATCGTCTAACCCTTTTATTTGCTTAAATGCATCATTAATCTTTTCGGTAACACTCAGTGCGTCGTTTACAATTTGAATTTCAGTTGTAGTTTCTTCTATAGTGGGCTCCGGGGCATCTGTGCTTTCTTTGAGCACCTCGTTCAATGGGGGTAAGTTAAATTCTTCTTCTAATTTTTTAGTCATAATAGTATTTATTGTTTTACAAGATTAATTACATGGCCGCTTATATCAAGCGGATGCATTAGTACTTTTGAAGGATCGTCGTGGTGTGTTTTATGAAAACATTCTCCTGCAGTGATTATGCCGGCAATTACATCGTCGTGTGCTTTGCCGTTTCTATGAGAATATGATAATGACAGCGGCAAAAGAATTTTACATATGCCGACAGGTGCAAGCCACAAATACAACACAGCAAAAGGATCTATCAAATACAACAGCAACCCGTAAACAGTAATTAATTTAAAAAAGTGTTTGTGCTGAAATTGATAAAACTTACTTCTCATCAGATCAGCAGCATACTTAGGTTTAATTGCATAAAACATATGCAAAAAGTGCGAATAAATATATCCTTTAAATTTAGGAGCGTGTGGGTCTTTGTCAGTGTCGGCATATCTATGGTGTTCTCTGTGCCATGCTACCCACTGTATAACTGATCCAAACATTAGTGTAGTTCCGAAGTACACACACAAATATTCAAACCATTTGGGAGATTTAAATGCTTTATGGCTTAGTAATCTATGGTAGCCGATGGTGCTACCAAACATCATCATTAGATATGCCATGATAAACGTTGTTAATAGTTGAAAGGAAGTAGCAGTAAACAACACAAACCCAAGTGCAGATAAACCTACAATCCATTGCAACACAAACAGCAAAACAGCATCAATTGATACATCAAGTTTCATAACACTATTTATTTCCTTCTTTTTTTAGTGCTCATGAATATCTGGTCTTCATTAATAACTTTAAATCTAATACCTTTCCTCTTGCACCATTCCTGCGCAGCAGTCCATTTTGCAGCATTCACAGCAACCTGCAATGTGTCTCTTTTGCCTCTAGCACTCTCCAGTGTTGTCTGTGAGGAGGGTTTAATTTCTATAAGTTCGATGTGTTCCTTGCCATTTTTATCCAAGTACTGTATCATAAAATCAGGAACATAGTTTGTATATTGTCCTGTAACTGGATTACGGTATGGTATTTTGATATTTTCGCTGGCCCATTTAAGTATATTAGGGTGTTGGTCTGCTAAACGCATAAACGCAAGTTCCCAACTACTTCTGTAGTAAGGCTTTTTCTTGCCTACATACTTATCAGTGTTAACAATTTCGTATAAGCCCTGCGCATATTTCTTCATGGTTTTATTAACGTAGATGCTTTGCTTTTACTGTTGGAAAATGGTAACATCAAACCTATTCTACTGCCCGCGGGACGTAGATTGTTGATAGCTTGATACGCATCAAGTGTTAAATTCAATGTATTTGAATTCATGCTAAAATAATCTAGAGGATCTATACCTTGTGCATCAGACACTACCATAAGAGTGTCTGTGAGTGTTACAGCCGTAGACTTTGCAAATCCTAATTTTTCTAACTTACTTTGTATCATAGAAACCTTAGCAGTATCGTAAGTTTTGGTTTTTGTTGTTGAAGTTAACTCACTTAATATTTCTGCACTAGCCTGCGGTAGCGGAAACTTTATAGTGGCGTCTTCTAAATATGCAACAAGAGTATCTTGTACAACTTGATACTTAACAGAGTTCCCAAATGTATCGTACAATGATGCACTCATGGTTTATTGCCCTGCTCGCCATCTAGGATTACTACTATCTCCCATGAATCTTAAGTTTCTACTAGTATATCCAAGCCCGTTTTTGTCATTTACATCTTCTCCATCAAAAGTAAATGCAATTTCAGACTTCTCAAACCTTGCTAAGTCTTCTGGTGTCATTGTAAAATTAGTTTTAGAATTGATTGTAAAATTTTCCAGTTCAAAACTCATGTCGAATGTTCTAAATCCAGAATCAGAATAATTTATCTCATCAAGCGAAAAACTTGTTATAGTCGGTCTAAAACAAATATATTCAACCCCTTTTCCGCCTGCATAAGTGATAATTTTTATTTGATCGATTAAATGCGCTTCAGAACTGATATCTAATCCAGCAATATTACTTTCAAAACTACCTGTCATAAAAGCAGAAGATTTTGTAGTGGTTTCTGAATTACTTGGCCAAGGAATAACAAATGGATCTCTGTCATTACCAAATCCTTCGGTAGTTCTATTTCTAGGTTGGTTATAGTGGTATGAAAAATATTTCATAAACACAGTTAACCATTCGTTGTTTACTGTGTCTATAACACTGATATCAAGCGGTTTTATATCAAAACCTGTTTGCACAACACGCTTTATGTTGTATTGTTTCTTTATTACAGTGTCAAATAATATTTCAGGAAGTTTTGCACTCTGTACAAGACTGCTGATTTGTGTTCTAAATGTATTGCTGTCAGATATACCAGAAAGAGCCACGGGATTGAATATAAATTCAACAAACCCGTTAAATTTCTGGCGCGGGGGCGTAGAGTTTGGTTTAAACCTATCAGCATTTCGCCAATTGCGAAAAAATATTTTTCGATAGGTATCACCCCCGGCCATAAATTTCTCCTATAACAATATAGTGCTATGCACTAATATTATTAAATAAACCTGGTCCAGTTTCTGGCATTGGAGCCTCAGTAGATGCTCTTCCGTTAACATCATTCTCACCAGCAAGATGTAATGCATTATCAAATCTAATTGTTAATGTAATCAACTGTGGTTCGTTTGTTGAGTAATCACTATCACCGTACTGTACATTTTGCAAGAAGCATCCTTCGCAATACCAAGTTTCAGTTGAACCTGCGTTTACGCCGTCAAGTACTTCTACTTGTAAGTCAAATTTAAAGTCATTAGCTGCTGCAGGTGCTGTTTGTTGGTAATGATTTACCTGACGCTGTACCTGCTTACCTACTAATTTTGCAACACTATTTTGAATATCGTCTCTGATAGTAACATCAATAGTGTTCCACGTGTGCTTGCCTTGTAAATATACTTTACTGTTATAACTGTGTACTTCTACTTCATCTACTGTTATGCTAGGGCGTTGAACACTTTGAACATTTTGTGTAAGTTCAACTGATCTAGACGCTCCACCGAATGATCCAATAAAGTTTACTCTAAATCGGTATTTCAGTTTTGGCATTATAATGCCAGTACCGGAAACAGCTGAGTCCTCTAATGGTACACCAAATTTATTTTTAGTGGTTATTGTTGCCATGTTGTTCTCCTACGAACTTATTTACTATACGAATATTTATCAAATAATGGCATAAATCATTAACTCTAGTTTTAATTTTAGTGCAAATAAAAAGAAAGGGCAGTGTGAGCTGCCCTTTCTACCCCTGGATTTCTCCAGTTCGATCCTAAGGTATTGGATCTGTTTAGCCTGTTGAACCCAATGTGTTCTGGATTCTGATCGGGATGTAGATAAATTCTACAGCCTTAACAGGTTGTATTGCGATATCAATATGCAACTCGTTGCGATCGATTCTAGCAGGTGTGTTATTTGTGCTATCACACACTGTTACGAAGTCGTATAGGCCACGTTGTGTTACAAGTTCGCCTAAGAATCTATCAACAACCACTTTAGCGTTAGTACGAGTTACTGAATCGTTTGGCTCAAAGAGGAATGGCTTAACTGCATCGTCAAGTATTTCTCTGATGTATATAACCAAGCGTGATACATTAACACGATCTAAAGCACTTGATGTTGCATTAAGAGTTTTTTGACCAAAAACATTGATACCTCTACCCGGGAATGAAGCTATTGGATTAACTTTATTCAAGTAGTAAGTATCGCGCTGGCCTTCGTTAAGTGCTACAGGTACAAACTCACCTTCTGCTGCATCTAAATATCCAACACTTGTTGCATTGTTAACAACACCACGTTGGAAACCTGCAGGTGCAAACCATGGGAAAGCAACCTGGTCATTGTACGCATAAGTGCGTAATGCCATGTGTGAAGCAGGAACCATGATGTTTGTGCCGTCTAAGTTAGTTGTTAAAGCGTTTGGATAGTAAACAGCTGCCTGTGAACTTGCACTTACTAACCCGTCTTCGCCGTTTTCAACTGCTGTGCCTGAATTGGTTGCCCAATTTTTAACACTGTTTGCAGAAGCATTTAGACGTAAAGGTGGATCAATTAATGCAAACACAGTGTCTTTTCTATCAACACTTAATGTTAACATTTCGTCAGCTAGTTCTGGATATGCAGGAGCTGCAACGATATTAAAACGATTAGTTTCGTTACGAATATCATCATTTCCAGCTATAGCTGCTTGTAAAGAACGTGTTACAGCTTTACGCTGTGCTTTTCTTAACAATAAACCTGATCCATCAGCTGCATTTCCTGAGAAACTTACCCAAACATTACCAATAGATGTGCCACTGTATGAGTGGTTAACAGTGTACTGCTTGACGTTGCCGCCGGAAGCACGATAGTTCCATCCTAACATGCCTTGTGGATACAAACTAGCATCAGGTGCATCAGCATCTAAACTAGAGCTTGCACTTTGTCTAAAATCTGCAAACAGTATACCGTCTGGACTGCTCTGATCTGTTAGATCAACTAACTCCCAGTCTCCTGAAGCACGTTTGTAAAGTTTTAAGTTTTCAGTGTCACTGCTGTCTAACCAAACGTCTCCGTTTACTAATGAACTTGTGCCATCACTTTGTGTAGTAGGCTCAGTTGCTTTAGTTTGGAAATCATAAGTTAATGTTACCCATGTGCTACCATCATGTTCCAGCATATCTACATTTTGAGTACTAATATCTGCATCATACCATAAAGTTGCGTTTGCAGTAGTACCTGTAATTGCACTGGCACTTGGTGTGAGGTTGGCAGCCTCAAAATTACTGAATCTGTCTGAAGTTAAATTAGCATTTGCTAATCTAAACGTAACATTAGCAGTGTCGCCTTCAGCTAGGGTGATGTCTCTACCAGAGTTGTTAACCAATGTTACTTTACCACCTACGTTGCTTGCAGTTAATTGATTAGCAAACGTTGTTGTTACGTTTGCAGAAGAAATAGCTGTTTGAATATCAGCAACTAAATCGTCCACAGCAATGTTACCGTTAGTTTCACTTGTTAAGTAAACGTCAACTGGAGTTGATGAATTATTAACGTAAATTCTAAATGATACATTGCTTGCATCAATTTTACTGTTAGAAATAGCAGTGTCTGACAATGCGCTGGAACTCGCAACTGTTACAGTTGAACCACCGTTCCATTCATACATGGTGCCAAACCCAGTTGGAGAATTGCTTAATTCATAATAGTCAAACCATAACGCACCAGTGGTTAACGTGCCGTCTGTGGTATGCTGATCATATGCCTGTGCAGCAGTGTTTTTATAAACAACAGGTTTAGCTGTAAATTGCGAAGTAGCAGTAGAATATTCTTTAAGAGACAAGCTAGTACCATTGTTAGGTGTAGTAGTTTGAATAAAGATATCGCCACTGACCAGTGCGTTACCAGTATATCTAGTAGTCGGTAAGCTAGTATGAGCAGCGTATTGGAAATCTGTGCCGCCTTTAGCACTGCTCCAGCTGCTTCCGCCTATAGTATAC